CGATTTAAAATTTAAAAACGACTCAGCTATACATGAAGTAGCCAAAGTTCAAGGATCAGATTTTGTAAACAAAACAGTACTCAAAGAAAACCACAGACACGAAGCATTAGATTCAATATTTGAGTTATTAAAAGATTACAGTTAATTGTATCTTTTTATATTTATAACCAAATACTAATATTTATGGCATCTATTACTATCTGGCCTGGCTCTGCTTCATTTTCTAATACAACAAACCCAACACCTTTTGGGTTTTACGATACTGATACAGATTTTACATCTTCTGCTGACCAAGTAGCAACATGGTGTGCACAAAGGTTAGGATACCCTATAGTAGATATTGAACTACAAGCGGTTAATTTTTTCACAGCGTTTGAAGAGGCTGTAACCACATATGCACAATATGTTTATCAATATAAAATAATCGAAAACATGGGATCCCTTGAAGGGTCCACTACAGGTAGTAATTTAAATGACCAATATATCCAACCTAATTTAGGTAATACAATTGCTATTGCTGAACAATATGGAACTGAAGCAGGAACGGGTGGAAGTATAGAGTATAAAAAAGGTAATATAAGTATATCACAGGGTCAACAAGAATATTCACTCACAGATCTATGGACAAACATAAGTGAGTCGGGTAACCCCATAGAAATTAAAAAAATATACCATTATGCCCCACCAGCTATTTCAAGATATTTTGATCCTTATGCTGGCACAGGCACAGGTATTCAATCTTTAATGGAAACATTTGGGTTTGGTAATTACTCTCCAGGTGTAAACTTTATGTTAATGCCTACTTATTATGATGTTTTAAAAGTACAAGCAATTGAATTAAATGATCAAATTCGTAAATCAGCATATAGTTTTGAATTAATTAGTAATAGTAAATTAAAGCTATTCCCTATACCTAATAGGAATGAAACTTTATATTTTGATTATGTTGTTAAAGAAGATAGAAATAATCCTGTAAGAAATACTAGTAAAGGATTAGTTACTAATATATCTAATGTACCATATTCCAATATAAATTATACTACTATTAATACCCCAGGAAGACAATGGATATTTAGGTATACACTAGCTCTTTCTAAAGAAATGCTTTCTAGTATTAGAGGTAAATATTCATCAGTTCCCATTCCGGGTTCTGAAATTACTACCAATGCAGGAGAATTAAGGAGTGAAGCGGCTAATGAAAAAACTACACTTATTGATGAATTAAAAGCAATGCTTGAAGAATCATCAAGAGTTAAGTATATGGAAAGAGATGCCCAAATAGCACAAAATGCACAAGATACTTTTACAAAAGTTCCTTATCCAATATATATCTACTAATGATCAAACTAAAAAACATATTAGCTGAGGCCCTTAATATATATTCAGTAGATATCATAATAGTATCTGATAAAGATGCTAATATTACAGATGTATTTGATGGGATGAGAGCTATTAGACGTGTTACTATTGTAAGAAGTAATACTTCAGATGAACGTGAAGTTAAAAACCGCAGTAGAACTGATGGTAAAGAAGTTCACACAGCAACAATTAAATTTGTAGCAGGTCAAGATCCTAAACAAGATTTAGAATTTTTTAAAACCACTATGTTACAAAGTGATAAAGGAGACCCTAACAAGAGAATCCCAGGTTTACGCCATGTAGTATTTAAACCTGAATCTTTAACTAAATTATAATGCCATTATTTGGAGGAAATAGAGATATATCCTTATTCAGAACAATGAATAAAGAACTGATTAATGATATTATTCAGACTGAAATAGGCTTTTATAAATTTGTATTACAAGATTCTGATTCTAATATATATGGTGAATCAGAAAATAAAGTATATTATGAACCTATGTTGATTCCTTCTTTAATTACTAGAGAAGACCAAACATGGAATGAAACTGATTTTGGTCCTGACTCTACTCAACAAATGACATTTGCTTTTTTAAGAGCAACTTTAGTAGAAAAAAATTTAGTACCTGAAATTGGTGATATAGTATTATTTAATAATGATTATTTTGAATTTAATAACATTATAGAAAACCAATTCTTTTCAGGTAAAAATCCAGATTATTCAATGAATAAAGACACGGATAATTTTGGTGTTTCATTATCTATTATATGTAAATCTTCTAAAGTAAGAACAGAACAACTTAAAACAGTTCCATTAAAATCAGGAATATACCCATCTACAGTTAAAACTGAACAAACTATTGCTAACCCTAGGAATCAATTATATAGCTAATGAATAATAGAATAACAAAGAAGCCTAATGTTAATAGACAATATCAATTGTCTCAACAAGCTATAGTTGATAATGCAATAGACCAAGGAGGATCACCTGAAATTCCAGCACTTACTTTGGGACCAGATATTAGACCTAACCAAAATAGAGGCAACATAGTTAGTAAAAATGATTCAAAAACTAATTATAATTTTAATTTAGGATTAGAATCTATAGATGAGTCTATATTTTATTACTTTGAAAATATTATAAAACCCTCAGTTTTATCAAATGGAGATTTAATAGATGTACCTGTTATTTATGGTTCAGGAGAAAGATGGAAATTAGCCCAAAAAGATGGATTTTATAGAGATAAAAATGGTAAAATTCAAACTCCTCTTGTTATGCTTAAAAGGGAAAGTATTGAAAAACGTAGAGATTTAGGAAATAAATTAGATGCTAATTCTCCCCAATTATATATTACCCACCAAGAAAAATATACTAGAAAAAATTCATATGATAGGTTTACATTATTAAATAATAGAATTCCTAAAAAAGAATTTACAGCTACGGTAGTACCTGATTACATTAATTTAACATATAATGGTATTATATGGACAGATTATATTTCCCAACTTAATAAAATTATTGAAGCAGTAAACTATGCTTCTGATTCATATTGGGGGGACCCCGAAAAATTTAAATTTATGGCTATGATAGATTCATTTAATAATATTAATGAATTATCAAATGATGATGGAAGAATAGTTAGAGCTAATTTTAGTTTAAAACTTCAAGGGTATATTGTTCCTGATAATGTTCAGAAAAAACTAAAAGAACAAAACACTAGATATTTTAGTAAAGCTCAAATTATTTTAAACCAGTCTACAACAATTATTGATGAACCTGGAAAGAAACTCCAATCTGTAAAATCCACAGGTGGAGGTGGGGGTAGTATTACTAAAACAACTATTAATAATACTAATGTAGGGCAAGATGATGATTGGACAACAACATCTGAACTTTTAGTTAATGGAAACAACAGAAACGTCCAAATTAATAATGCTTATTTAACAGTTGATATAGGAAATACTAAAACTGAAGATATTTTTATAATTAAAAAAAATAATGAAGCCCAACTTACAGTAAATAATAATGGAATTTTATCTTTAAAAAACTTTGATAGCTTTCCTGATGTAGTTCCTGAAGGAGGATTTTTAATAAAAAATAATGAGTTCTATGTAGGAATTTGATATGTATTATAGAATAAAACTCCAAGTTATGTCTACATTTAAAGAAATAAAAAACAAATTAAAATTTACTCAAAACGATCACTTCCAGGATATTCCACCTTCACCAAAGGTTAAAGAAAAAACAACAGATCAAATATTTGAAATAGAAGAAGCACGATACATGTTAAATTTAGTAGCAAATAGTGATTTTAAAGGACGTGATATACAAGTTGTATACGATATAGCTTTTAAGCTTCAAAATATTTTACAAACTATAAACGATTAAGATAAATGGCAAATTGGAAAAAAGTATTAGTCTCAGGCTCAGCAATTGAAGTCAGAAACATAACTGCTAGTGGCCTTCCCGAAAGTACTGCAGGCTCAGATAAATTAGTAGTAATTAATACTACAACAGGTCATTTATCATTTACATCTTCAGCTGCAGGTGGTGGTAGTGGAATATTTGTAGACCAAGGAAATTTTGCTAATACCGGAAATGGCACTGAAAAAAGTATCTACATAACAGGATCTGTTTTACAATCCTCTCCTGATACAGCCCCTACTGAAATAAGAGGAGCCTCTTCTACAAATACAAATTATGCCTTAGTTGTTAGCCAATCTGCTTATTTTAGTAACCATAATGTTGGTCACCCAAATAATCTAGCATGGCAATCTAATTTAGCAGGATCTATATTCAATAACTATGATGCTAATACTGATGTAGCAGAAATTTTAAGGACATTTGCAGGACTTATTAGTTCTTCTAATAGTGATTTAGTTGCTTCTCCTACTGCTTTAGCTACTAAATATACGGGATATAATAGTGAAGCTGAGTCACTACCTAGTGATAGTAGTACTTTTGATAATGTATTCCTTCCTGTAGGGTTTACTGAAGAAAATGCCGCTTACTTAAATTTAAAAGGATTTAATGGGGGTGCGGGTACAAGTATGTTTAGTGAAGTAGCTAGTTCAAATAGACGCACAGAAGTTACAACCGCTAATTATGGGGTTAGAATAGATTTATTAGGGGGTGGTGTTGCTGATACTGAATTTGATGCTGGATCTAATAGTAATAACTTTACTGTATTTGCTAAAGTAACTCAAAGTTTTAGTGATACACAAAGTGAAAATGATCCGAGTCCTACTAGTAATACATTTAATACTCAATCTAGATTTGAATTTACATTAACCCCAGGAAACGCTGGTGTAGTAATACAGGGAGGACCTAGTAATACTATTGATTTAGAAACAATAGCAACGGGTAACCCAACAGTTATTCCACCCCAGTTTAAAAAAGCTAATGGTGCTAACATACCTTTACAAACATCTTTAAGACATAAAGCTTCTGGTGAAGATTTCACAGATATTTCCTCAAGTGGATACTATAAATACCAAGGTATATTAGCAGGTGTAGCCACAGGTAGTACCCAAACAGAAGCTGAAGTTATTTTTGGTAGTTTACAAAGCCCTGGATCACAAACTAATGTAAATACATCTATATTCCAGTCCCCACTACAAATTAGTGATATAACGGATACTGCTGCTACCTTTGTAACTAAATTTGCTTCTTCAAGTTTTACTTCTAGAAGTTTATCAGGAGCCCCATATTTAAATGCAGCTACTTATACAACTGAAGTTACCGCGAGTAATGTATTCAAACCTTTATATAGAGCTAACGCTACTATAGGTAGTGCGGCTGTTAGCAGTACTAGTTTAACGTTTGCTGGTGATACTACCCAAACCGCTACTATTCAATCTGATGGTGACGTTGGTACTGCTAATACAATTTATAATGGAGAGGCAGTAAGATCAATTAATGATAACCCAGGTATAGATGATACAGTTAGATTAGCTGAACAATATACTTTTGGTGCTAGTGATGATAATGAAACTAATATGGGTGAAGGGGCTTTCCCAGGTAGTCAGGATACTACTTTCACATACACAGCTACTATAAAAGACTTTGCTAATAATGCTGAAACTGATGCTAGTAATATAAATTACCACACAGCAGGAGCATTTGATCAACCTTTAGCTAGTGGTTCTTTAGCATACTTTATTTCAGATGATGGTGGTGCTGGTGGTGCTACAGCTACTAGCGAAACTTTTAAAGGTGAAGTTTATAGAAGAACTATTAGTGATTCAACTACTTTAACAACAGCGTTTAATTCCAGTTCAAGATTAACATTAGGAGATGGTGGTGACTTACAAGTTAAACCTGGTTTCCTCGTTAACCCAGAACATAATGGTACTGATGTAAGTAGTGCAGGTGCCGGTTATTGGTACCCTACAGATAATTTTAACCAGGCCCATTACAAGTGGTTCTTAAGAGAAGTTGACACTGGAGCAAGTAGTAATAAAAGTACTCTAACATTAAACTTTGCCCCAGATAGCAGCGGTGATTTTGTTACTTGGGACACTACTACTAATAACAAAATTTCAATCGGTGTTATTTTCCAAGCACAAAACTCTGATATATTTGATGCTGTTAAAGGTAATGGTACTTATGGAGGTAGTTTAAATGCACAATCAACTGGAAACAATAACCCCTTCACTGATAACGTAGATGTTATAGGTGATTTTTCATCATTTACAAATTCATCAGGAACATTAACTTTAGGATTAAATAACTCTATAGGACAAACTATTAACGCTTCAAACTCTAAAATTTGGGTATTAATTAGATATAAAGGAGCTCCCGCTTCTACATTAACAGGATTTACAGTATCCACATCGTAATACAGAAACTATAAAACATGGCATATAACTCACCCAATAGATCAGAAAGATTATTACAAGGTAGAAGATTTACTACTGATGGTCTTACGTTAACTCAAGAAGCATTTACGGATGTATTTGATTTAGGGGCTAATGAAATATTTACAGATGATGGGTTAATCCCTACGGGAAGTAGCCAACTACCATATAGTGGTTCTAGTCAAGATGGATTAATAATTTCAGCCAGTTTAGTAAATCCTTCCACATATACAGAGGGAAGTGAAGATGATCTGCAAATTGTAAAATATCACTATAGAAAAAAATTAAAGGGTGCCGCAGATGCTACAAGAGAAATTTATTATTTTACTACTGATGATCCTGATACCCATGATGATTATGTAACTTCTGACCAAATTATAGAAGCGGACCAACAAACTAATTTTGTATCTCCTAAATATATAATACCTGGACATTCTTCTAGAAATGCTGAATCTATAACCCCTGGTTATAAGATAGCAATTTCTTATGGTAATGATGAAAACAACGTTACTGCAGCTACAGATGACCAATTTGTATTTGATTATAAAACAGGTGTTCTTACTTGGGTAGGTACTCCTCCTCATGATACAAATGACTTTGTATTTGCTACTACTTACCAATATGTTGGTAGAACATTAAGAAGCCAAATAGATGATGGATCTATTGGGGGTAGTAATTTTACGGCAGCGGGAATATCGGGATCATTAGGTAATAATGCTACTTTAATTCGTAGCCTAACAGCAGCGGGAATATCAGGTTCATTTACTGCAACTAGTGCTTCTATAGCATCAGGTATAGCAGCAAATTTAGCTTCCCAACTTACTATTGCTGGTCAAGACGATTCATTCACAGTAGGACAAGGGGGTACTATTAATTTTATTTCTGGATCCGCAGGGATAACTGTTTTAAGTGATAGTACTGATACAATTACAATTGGTGCTAGCACTGATAATGTAACACTCAATCAAATTACTTCATCTATTGTAAGTGCAAGTGGTGGATTCATAGGTGATGTAACAGGTGATTTAACAGGTACTGCTACTAAAATAAATTTATCAGATGTTGGAGGTAGTTCGGAGCTACTCCCTGTTATTTTATCTAAAGAAACAACTCCAAATAATACAATAGGATATAGAGATAGTGGTCTTAAACTTTTATATAACCCCGGTACCGGAAAATTACAAGTAGGGGATGGAGGTATTCAAACTACTTATGGTACTGCTGAAATTCAAGGTGGTAGTGGTCTTGGCGGGGATAAATTTGAATTTCATACGGATGCATCCGCTGTTACAAAAATCGAAATAGGTGCTGCTACTAGTGATGTTATTTTTGGAGATGATGTGTATATTAGTGGTTCATTAAATGCAAGCACTGATTTAAGTACATTCGCTTTACTCAATACTAATACTACAACAATTAACTTTGGTGGTGCCGCAACAGCCCTCAATATAGGAAATGCTGCTGGTACAGTTAATATTGCAGGTTCAGCAAGTATTGCGGGTGATTTAACTATACAAGGTACTGTTACTTCAATAGAAACTGAAAACCTAAATATATCTGACCAGTTTATTTTATTAGCTAGTGGATCTACTGGTACTAAAGATGGTGGTATTATTGTTCAATCAGGTAGTAATGGTGTAGGAACAGCATTATATTTTGATGCAAATGCTAATAGATGGGCAGTTAATCCGGCAAATACAGTTAATTGGAATGATACCTCATTAACACCTAAACAATATGTTGTTTCAGTATCTGCCTCTGCAGCAGCACCTCCATCAACACCTTTAGATTTTGGTGATAGTAGTGAATATTATGGTATGATGCACGTTAATACTGATAATGGAGAAATTTATATATATTCTTAAGAACCATTTTAATATAAAAATTAAGCACTCCTATGGGGTGCTTTTTTTTATTATATGTATATATAACAATTAAAATAATAGTTATGGTACAAGTTAGATTAGAACCACAAGAATTACAATTTGCAATTGCCGCAATAAACCAAACCTCAATTATGGGAAAAGATGCCCACGTAGTCTCTTCATTATTAAAAAAATTTGAAGATAAGTTAGAGTCTATTCAAGAAGTTAAAAAACCTTAATAGGTATCATAGAACACTATTGTTGGCTCTTAAATGTAGGGGAAGTAGGCGAATTGTTCGTATCTAACCGCGATAGAATTAGTATTGAATGCCAAATTGGAAAAAAGTAATCGTATCAGGGTCTGATGCGATTTTAAGCAGTATTACGTCAAGTGCTGGGATATCATCCAGTGGGGATATTTATGCTCCCAATTTTATAGGTACTGCTTCAATAGCATCTGCAGTTACAGTTACCCCTCTAGGTTCTCCAGGATTTTTTGATGTATTATTTACTAATGGTAGTAATCTTTTCCTTACAGATGATACTACTACTGATTTTGCTTATAATCCTTCTACTAATACCTTATTAGTAGATAATCTTGTAGGTACTGCTTCATTAGCCACTACATCATCATATGTAATATCTTCTAATGTATATGGTCCCCAGGGATTTAATAGTATTTTATCTTCATCACATGCTATAAATGCATCACATTCTATTAGCGCATCTTATGCTGAAAACGGCATAGATATATTAGGTAATATTAATAATAGAGTATTCACAGCAACGGGTAATAATACCCTCCAAGGTGAAAGCAGTTTAACATTTGATGGTAGTACATTAAGTACAGCTAAACTTACCCTAAATGCTAATAATCCCTTAATAGTCTCATCACAAGCTGGCCAAGCACTCACAGTAAATGATGATAATCTTAATTTAATTAAAATAGGAGATATTGGTGGTGGTCAAAATGAAACTCTTTTTACTGTAAATGATAATGCAACAAAAATTACTTTCTATACAAATGGTATAAATAGTGAATTTAATCCTACAGGACTTAAAACTACAGGAAATATTACCTCTTCAGGTAATATAAGTGCAAGTGGAGACCTTTATGGACGTGATTTAGATGTCAGTCGCGATGTAAAACTAGGAAGAAATATTGTTGTTCCTATTAACGGTAAAATTGGTATTCCTAGTGGTATAGACAGTAATGATGATTATATATTATTTGGTAATGATTCTGCCCGAAATATAAGCCTTAAATTCGATAATAGTGATTTATTTAAAGTTGACTATACTGGGGAATTAATATCACTTTTAGAATCAACTAAACATGGTGGAAATTCAGACGATACTCACCAATTTACTGGTAGTGTTGATATAAAAGGTAACACTAATATTGATGGTAATTTAATAATTGATGGCGACATAACCGCCCAACAATACATCATTAATTCCACGGTTACTAACGTGACAATGTCATTTAGTAGTGGGTCCACCATATTCGGTGACTCAACAGATGACACGCATTTATTTACAGGTAGTGTAACAGCTTCAGGTAACATAAGTGCAAGTGGAAACCTTAATGCTGACCATTTAATTTTAAATCCTAATACTACAACTACAGGTTCTAGTGATACTGATGCTGCAATTAATATTTCATTAGGTGAAGAAAGTTATAAAAGTGGTGTAATTAAAAGAGTATTTGATTTTAGAGAAAACATCCCTTCAGCAGATGTAATTAATATTAATGAACAGGTTATTGCAGATATAGGAGAATTTACAAAAGGAACATTTGAATTTTCTTTAGAATTAAAAGGAGTAAGACTCCTAGAGACATTATCACTTTTACTACCAGGTACTGGTAGCATACACCAATCTATTAACTTAAGTGGTCAAACAAATAATGAATATGCTATTGGCAGTGCTGTAGATATAGTATATAGTGATGCATCTAATGATATATTATTTAGTGCTATGGTAGAAATGGGGACTAATTTTGCTCCAACAAATTCAGATTTTGCTTCACTAGTAGCAGCAACTCAACCACCCTTTTTAAAAGAAGATTCTGGTAAATTAAAATTTAATTTTGGTGTGCCGAATGATGTAAATCTTAAGATTAGTGGTTCTTTAGCTACTGTTTATTTAAATTATCAACTTTATAAATAATAACAATGCCTAGTATAAGAATACAACCTAATATTAGCTTTTATAGTTCAAGCGGATTAACTTTTAATCCTAATATTGATTCTATAATTAGTGGATCCGGGTATAGACTTGAGGCATTTGATACTGGTAGTAATTCCCTCATTATATATAAGAAAAACTCGGGGTCAATTAATCCCGAATATTTACTTAATATAAGTGGGTCTTCTCTTGAACCTAGAATTGGATTTGGTTTCGGACCTACCGAAAAGTTTAATAATTCTTTTGAAATTAAATCCTCAAAAAATAGTACTGCAGGTACTGAATTATCTCTTAAAAGCAGTCGCCTTACTACAGGTGGAGATGTAGGGGATACAGCAGGTAAACTTAATTTTGTAATAGCTAGTGGTAGCTTTATTAAAGGAGACATTTCAGGATCTATAGCAGATATAAAAAGTATCGTAACAAGTATAGATAATGAAGGTGCTACTGGCGATTTAGTTTTTAGCACTGCTCAGTCTACTAAAACTGCCCCTGTTGAAACTTTTAGAGTCAGTAGAAATGGCAGTACAATTCAATCCTCATTACAAGTAGAAGGTTCTAATCTAACAGTTGATAACAACTTAATTAGTAACGGAAATAACCAGATGGGGTTAATAACCGCTAGTGGTGATATAAGTTCAAGTGGTAATATTTATGGTGCTAATTTAATAGGTAATAATTTAGGAACAACATTTTTCCCTAGTTCTGAAGGAAATGTTAGTAATGAAATTAGTTTTTTCAATAATAGTATAGATAGTAATTTACTTGCTATATTAGGTTTAGAATATTATGAAGAAACCTCATCCGCAGATTTTAAATTCTTTAGACAAGGAGAAGGAGGTTATACTGATAACTCAGCCTTAGAATTAACGGGTTCATTATTAGTTAAAGGAAATACAACATTAAATGGTTCTTTAACAATTACAGGTTCTCAACTAATAACCGACGATATTACTTCAGACGGCACAATCCGTGCAAGGGTAAAGTCATTCGATATACCGCACCCTACCCGCAAAAATAAGCGCTTAGTTTATGGTGCTCTCGAGGGACCTGAACACGGTATTTATTGTCGAGGTGAATCTAAAGAATTAAAAACACTTTTGCCTCCTGAATGGAGAGCTATGGTAAATATAAAAGGAATAACTGTTCAAATTACCCCTATAGGAGAATGGCAGCCTTTATATTTTAAAAAATTACACAGTAACTGGTTATATTTTGGGTGTGGAGATAATAGAGAAAATGTTCATTTCTACTGGGAAATAAAAGGTGAACGAACAGATGTCCCTTCACTAGAAACGGTCCAATAAATATTTATAACTAGTGGCATATAATAGAGATATAATAATAGAACCCCTAAGCGGATCCATAATATTCAGTGGATCTGCGGGGGCAACCTTTTCTGAAATCGTTGTAGACGATAATGCTAATATTGATTTACAATTAAAAGATGGCAGCACGTTTACAGTTACTGGTTCAGTAAATATCTCAGGCTCATCAGACATTTCTTTAAATGTTTCTGGTACTTTATCTACAGATGATATAATTTTAAGAGGGACACTTGATTTAGGAACTTTTTAATATGTATATTTGATTAATCGAACAACAACACACATAAAACATGTCGCAAGTAATTAAATTAAAAAGAGGTGGTATAGAAGGAATTAACCTAACTACACCCTCTTCAGTACAAGGTGAATTACTCTTAGGTACTGGTTCATTTAGTAATGGTTTAACAGGATCCTTATTTATAGCCGAAACTGATAATAAGTTAAGATTACCCTATACTAGAGTTGACTCTGTAAATGATGGAGCTGGTTTAGCCACTAATATAGGCTCAAATGCTGCATTTGATGGTTTACTTATTCACTCTGCTAGTGACAATAAATTTTATCGTTATGATGGTTCAACCTTCCAAGAATTACAGGTTAGTGCCGGTTCAGCAGACAATGTTGCTAATTCCTTAACTGATGGTACTGGTATTGCTGATTTTACTTTTGATGGATCATCCGCAGTATCAATATCAACAGATGATGGTGCAATTGTACATGATAATTTATCTGGGTTTGTTGGAGATGAGCACATTGATCACTCAGGTGTATCGATATCAGCCGGTAATGGTTTAACGGGTGGTGGTGATATTACAACAGATAGAACCTTAACAGTACAAGCAACTAATAATACTATTACTGTAGCTTCTACGGGTATTAGTGTTAATACGGGTTCAATTGCCGCTTCTGCAACTAACTTAGTTGACTCAGATGCAATCAATACTTTATCATCAAGTATCGCTTCAGATATTGCAACTAACCTTTCAACATTAGATGGCCTTGGTACTATAGGTACTACTACAAATGCTTTAACAGTTGATGACGCAACTTTACAACTCAATACAGGTACTACATTTAATGGTTCAGCTGCTAGAACAATTAGTATTAAAGATACAGGAGTTGATAAAGACTCCTTAAATACAGATGTTGCTGGTACTGGTATAGATGGTGGTGCAGGTAGTGCTCTTTCAGTTGCAGCTGCACAAACCTCAATTACCTCTATAATTAATGCTAGTTTAGATAAAATTGGTACAAACGCATCTCAAGAATATATAACATTTGGTACTGCAAACCAAGTAAATACCTTTGTTAATAATACAGAAAGATTAAGCGTAACTAGTACGGGAGTAGATATAACAGGTAATGCTACAGTATCTGGTGATTTAACAGTTTCAGGTACAACTACATTTATAGACACTGAAAACCTTAATGTTTCTAGCTCAGTTATAAGAGTTAACTTTGGTGGCGGTGCTACAAAAGGTGGTATTGAAGCCACAGACGCTACTGGCGGTACAACAACTACGGGTTCGTTACTCTGGAATGGTACAAACGATTATTGGGAAGCTGGTGGCGCCAGTTCTGAAAAACGAATTGTTTTATTTGACGCAACTAACCCCACGAACAATGGCTTTATTCACCTAGATGGTTCTGATAATGTAGTTTCTGTTGCCCAAGGCGTTGATGGATGCATTCTCATGTCAGATGGTGATAATTCGTTTACAGTATCTAACGTAATCGACGGAGGTACGTTCTAAAAAATTTAATATATACAACTTTTGTAAAGAGCCTTGGTTTTCCAAGGCTTTTTACTATTTATAATAGCAGTACATACTGCTAAGAAATCTTAAAAATAGACCATATATATGGCGCAAGTAGTTAAATTAAAACGCAGTGCAGTTGAAGGAAAAGTCCCAACAACCTCTAACCTAGAGCTAGGAGAATTATCCATCAATACACATGATGGTAGAATATTTTTTGAAAAGAACGATGGTTCTGATTCTATTGAACATATTATAACTACTAATAGCCAAACAACAGGTAGTATAGAATTAGTAGGCAATATAACAGCCTCAGGTGCTATAAGTGCAAGTAGTAATCTATTTGCAGATGTACCCGAAAGTTCTGATACTAATTTTAAAACAGTTGTATATGATACTAGCACAGGTCAATTCCACCGAACAGGTAGCTATAGTGTAGGAGGAGGAGGAGGAGCATCTTCACAGGGGGCTGATGGGACTATCCAACGTAGTGATGGTAGTGGGGGCTTTACAGGAGTATTTGATGATATTTATTGGAACGACACCTTTCGTTATTTTGTTATAGGAAAGGAATCACCACAACGTGGACTTTGGTTTGGGAGACAACTTCAATCAGATTATATTACTGTAAGTGGTGTAAGCTCACAGCTTTTAAGTAGTAATATAGTTACGTGGAACGAAGGTCTTGTATTTTCAAAAGGATCAAACTTTCAACAAAACTATGCTAATTTTGATGGAAATAATGGTTATTTTATATTATTTCCTACACATAAAATAGGTAACACTAACTCATCAAATACCCAAGCATACATGATGGGTCAAGGTAGCCCTGGAGAACTTATAGGATCTGCTAGATTACACGTAGTAGATGATAATTCAAAGGGTCATGCTACTAAAATTTTAAATTTAAATGCAACAGGAGGAGGCACTACTCCAGCAGGACTATTAATAGGAACTAAACTGGGCCCAACATCTGGGAACAATCTCAGCCCAGCGTTTCCATTTATAGATTTCCAAGTTGCATGTCAAAATGTTCACGGAGGAACTACTATAGGTGGAGTATATTATGATATATATGGAACCCAATTTGGGGGTAATGGAAACAGTGTAACCTATGTAGGACAATTTGTACAAGGCTCAGATAAAAAACTTAAAAAAGATATTATTGATACTAAAAAAGGTATAAAAGATATAATGTCTATGAAAGTTAAAGACTATAAATGGAAAAGTAACCCACTAGAATCTCCTAAAGCCACAGGTCTTATAGCCCAAGAGTTACAAGAAACTCATCCTGAATTAGTTTCTGATTTAAATAATACTTTAAATGTTAATTATACTAATATAATCCCCATCTTAATAAAAGCAGTACAAGACCAACAAAAACAAATTAATGATTTAAAAAATCTATTAAAAAATAATAAAAAATGAAATTTATATCATCATCCTTTATTAGATCCTCTTCATTTTTTTCAAGAGTTTCAGCATCTGTATCAGGGGGGTTAGTTTCATCCTCTTTTACATCTATTCTTCATAAAAATATAGGAGGTCTTGAACCTGATTTTGTAAATAGCCGAATTGAATTTATTATACCATCACAGTCTGCAGGGGGAGATAATGATGTAAAAGCATTAATAATAAGTGCCTCAGGAAATAACCCACGTGTAGGAATAGGAACTGATGATCCTAAAGGAGTATTTGATTTTAAAGATGTAGGAGACACTACAACAGGAGCAGAATTACTTTTAAGAAGTGCTAGAAGTTCTGTAGGTGCCCAGGTTGGGGATGAAGGAGGTACTATTAATTTTATAATTGATAGTAGTTCATTTAGTAATTTAAAAACTACGGGTTCATTAGCTAAAATTAAAACTAAGGTTACTAGCATAGCTACTGGAGGTGCTCAAGGTAAATTAACATTTCAATTATCAAAAGGTGCTAATAATAACATTGATGCATTTGAATATGGATTTAATATAGGAGGTCAAGCATTATTTGCATCCGTCCAAACAGCTTCATTAGTAATAAAGGATTTTAGTTCTGGTGGAGAATCAATATTCCAAATGAGGGATTTTGATGATAATGTAAGATTTGAAGTAAATGACGGTTTATTATATACCTCTGGTAATATAAGTTCAAGTGGAGATGTAATAGCCAATAATATAATAGCATCTAATTTAGATATTAGTGGTGATGTTGATATAGATGGAACCTTAGAAGCAGATACTATTACAGTTAATGGTACAGCACTATCTTCTGTAATAGCTGGTACTACAGTAGCAAATGCTGTAAACACTACTAATGTAAATGTTGTTGCAACCACAGATAATACAGATTTCTTTGTTACTATGGTTGATGGGGCTTCTAGCGACCAAAGAGTAGAATCAAGTACAAAATTAAAATTTAATCCTTCGAATGGAAACCTTTTTGTAGATGGTCCCATAACGGCATCAGGTGCTATAAGTGCAAGTGGTATTTTATCAATTCCTGGATTCAGTGATGTATCCGCTTCATTAGCAGCCGCTAGTGGAGGAGGAGGAGGTGACATAACCGCAGTAACTGCAGGTAATGGTTTAACTGGAGGAGGATCTTCAGGTGATGTAACTTTAACTGTAGG